GCATCATCAGACGTGGTAGTATTTTCCACCGTAGGAATCTTTCCATTGTTAGTTCTGTCATGCGTCATATCTTTCCCTGTGACTTTAGCGCTTCATATAGAAGCCGCCGCGCCTCGCTGCCCCGTATAACCCTAACACCGGGAGGTAATTTTTTTAAGTGTGCCGCGCCTGTTGTGTGGGGTCTTTTTGCTTTAGGTGGTGCTTGTGCTTTTAAACTTCGTTCTCGTGCTTCACGCATTAGTTTTTGAAAACGCTTCATACGTTCTGGGTCAGGCGCAGGACCGGGCATAGGTGTGCGGCCAGTGGCGGGACGGCCTTGTGACATACCAGCAGTTGGCATCATAGGATTTTGTTTTAAAAATTTTTGTGCATTTTTTATTGCCCTACGCTGTTGTCGCCTTAGTTGATTTGGTGTTCTCTGTTGTTGACTGTCTACCTTTCCCGTATTCTTTTGCCCTCGTTGTTGACGGCGCACCCCTGCCATAAAGTCATTCTGGGCGAAGCCACCGGGATGTAGTTTTTTTGTTTTCTTTGCCATGTTTATTTCTTTCCAAAGAACTTAGTAGCTGAACGAACACCAAATGAGGCAGCAACGATAACCCCCAAAGAATATTGATACCATTCTGGCATAGCTTGGAGTTGTGCGAATCCATTTGCAACCACCTGTTCCATTCCGGGTATAAATGCTAGGATGAGTGGGATGCTAAATAAGATAGTTAGCCACTCATCTTTCCAGCTAGTAGAAGCACCTTTTATTGCTTCTAAGTCCCAATCAATCTCGCCAGTAGCTTTTTTCTGCATTACGATAGCTTCGGCCTGTGCCTTCGCTACCTTGCTGGCTGACTGTGCTTTCTTTTCTTCGACCTTGCCTTCTAGCCATGTACCGGCTAAATTACTTATCGGTCCTATCAATGCGGTCAACATTTTTGAGTTCCCATATTTTTTTCCTAAGAAGGAATACGCGATTGTCAGAATCAGGCTCAACGTCTACCAGCCTTACCTCACGGGGATCGTCATACACCTCTGCGAAATTTTGCAGTCTTTTTTGCAATCGACTTAGGCTGTCGTACAAACTGTTTCCCCTTGCGTGTGCCTTCTCTCTTAGCCCTAGTTGTAGCAGCATATTCTGCCGATGTCAAGGACTTTATTGCTTTTTCAGGCAAATACCTTTCACCTGTCTTTGCGCTGGGCTTGCCAGACTTCGTGCGCCACTTCTGCCTTGTCCAAGACTTGAGGCTTTGTTGAGACTTCGCTAATGCCATTACAATCTTCCCTGTGAATGTAGCACAAGTAATACAATACAAGCTAGAACAGTTAAGCCAAGAATTAATAGCAGGGCAATAAGAAATACTTCAAAGTGATGCTTTAGTTTTTGCTTACGCGCTATCTCTGCTTCTCTACGTGCTACACGTGCCTTTGCTTGAAATCTTTGCCAATCATGCCACAGTCCGGGCCGACCTGCATAAATCATAATCTGTTTTAGCTGCTCTTCTTGTTCACGTATTTGCTCAAGGGCCATGAACTCTTCTAGGTCAGAGCCGCCACCTTTTCTGGTGGCTTTTTTCTGCAGGTCTTCCTTGGCACCTACAAACTTAGCGATTGCACTGCCAGCTTTGGCTATATCGCCAGAATG